GGTACGATTGAATAAAAATCGAGATGCTTTGTTGTATCGATCTTGGCATTTGCGTGATGTAGTCTGGTCGGAAAACGAGGAGGGGCAACATGCAATTGTCGCGCGGAAATGGAAGCCGACGAATCGTGATCTAGTGACAATCTTTGGTGACAAAGTTAGCGCAAGAGTCAGTGATCGGGTTGATAAGCATCCCTTTGAAAGGGTGGATTGCTTACACATAGAAGTTGAATCAAACATCTATGACATTAAATCTGGGAAGATGCAGTTTGTATCGATATATTATGACAGGCAGAACAGTCATTTAATTGAAGAGACTGCGACGCGAAGAAGAGAGTACATAATTCCGCAGTGGGAAAAGCCATGTGATTCGCAGTATGCGTATTCTCCATCAACTATTACAGCATTAGCTGACGCAAGAATGATCCAGGCAATGACTTATACGTTGCTTGAGGCTGGCGAGAAGTCTACAAATCCGCCCCTTATTGCGACTAAAGGGGCTGTTTCTGGTGATATTGCTATTTATGCGGGCGGTATTAGCTGGCTCAATGAGGAGTATGACGAGCGATTAGGTTCGGCACTTAGGCCTATACCGCAAGATTATAGCGGTATACCTAATGGCATGGAGATGATAAGGGATGCCAGGGATTTGTTGGCACAAGCATTTTATCTTAATAAGCTGACTTTGCCGGTTAATAATGGAGATATGACAGCTTACGAGGTTTCTAAGCGTGTTGATGAGTATATTCGCGGCGCATTACCTTTATTTGCGCCAATGGAGCCAAGCTATAACGGACGATTATGTAGTGCAACGTTTGATTTGTTGATTGATAATGGAGCCTTCGGCGCTGACATTCCCGAATCTTTGCAGGGAAGGGAAATTGAGTTTACTTTTGAGTCTCCGCTGCATGACTCGATTGAGGCACAAAAGAGTCAAATATTTATACAATCTGGAGAGCTTATTCGCGCTGCGGCTGAGCTTGATCCTGGTGCATTGGCTGTGCCGGACACGATTAACGGTCTTAGAGACGCGCTGGCAAGTTTAGGCGCTCCGGCATCCTGGGTTAATAGCCGTGAGACTGTTGAGCAAAAAGTCAAAGAGCAGCAGCAGAAAATAGAGAGGCAAGAAGCTCTCGATCAAATTGAGCAAGGAGTAAAGGTTGTCGGTTAATACATATATTCGGGCTCCTGTATCGGTAAACATGGCAATCAAGGCGATGTATGCGGGTAATGCTAATGCTAATCAACAGTCAATATTTATGCAGTGGTTGGTTATGACGGCATGCGGCGCAGGTGATGATACTTATTGTGAGTCGAGCCATGATTCTGCTTTTTCTCAGGGTCGTCGATGGGTGGCTTTGCAGATAGTTAAAGAGACTAATATTAACAAAGAGAGGCAAGTTAGATGAGATATGAAGAAGAGGCTCCATCTGAGGGTGGTTCTGGGATTATTAAAGATGATAAAGAGATAAACAAAGGTTCGGATGTAGAGCCTGATGTAAAGGCTGATGAGGTTGTTTCTGATGAGGTTATTTCTAATTGGCGCGAGGATTATGCGGACGGTGATGACAAGAAGCTAACTTATGCAAAGCGTTATACAGATCAAAAATCAATGCTTAATGCTGGTTATCAAGCGCAGCAGAAGATCAGATCGGGAGAGCTAACTGAGCTTTTCCCTGATAAAGGTTCGGATGAAGAAAAAGCTACGTGGCGAAAGGAAGCCGGATTGCCAGAATCTTCGGCTGATTATAAGGTAAACACGAAGGAAGGTGTTGTTATTGGTGAGCCAGAGCAAGCAAGGATTGATGATTTTCTTAAGGTTGCTCATGAAAACAATTACACTCAAGCGCAGGTTGACCAGGCAATCAAGTGGCACGAAGGGCATGATCTGGCGGTTGCAGAAGAGGCTAGAAATTCTCAATTACAAAGCATACAAGATACTGAGGACGAGCTTCGTACTGAGTGGGGGGTTGATTATCGGGGTAATCTGACAGCCATCAATAATGATCTAAATTCCAGGCTTGGCGAAGATCAGGCAGACCTGAAGGAGTCGATTTTAAACTCTGTTAAGGAGAATGCAGGGTTTGCTCGTCTTATGGCTCAGATGTCGATTGATATCAATCCAGCGGCAAGATTAGTGCCTTCTGGCACGACTGATATGTCCGGATCAATTGATGCTCAGCTCAATGATCTTAAGGCTTTAATGGGGAATAAAAACTCTGAATACTATAAAGGCCCGAAAGCAGCGGATAATCAGGCTAAATATCTTAAGCTTATATCGGCTAAAAGCAGAGAGCTATAGTTGACAGCTATTGGATATAGTGAAACAATAGAAACAGGCAATTATATTTGTCAGAGTACGGCCCCGCGACCGGCAATGCAGCCCCTTATGGCTACCCTGCTTAACTGCAAACGGCTACCCCGTCTAAGAGATTTTCTTTTAATTAGATAGGAGACCGTACTTATGGCTCTTTCAGCTTTTCAAACACAATATCGTGATGAGTGGATTGCTCAATTTGAGCAACGCAAGTCACTTCTTCTTGGCACTGTTACTACAGAGGCGGTAATCAAAGGCAATCAGGCCGTCTTTTTAGTTGCTGGGTCTGGCAATGCTGCGGCTACTAAGCGTGGAATAACTGGCAGGATTCAGCCGCGCGGCAACGATAATGAGCAAAACACCGCAATTTTAGAGGAGTGGAATGATCTTGTCACGCTGACAGGTTTTAATATATTTGCATCTCAAGGCAATCAAAAGCAGATCATGCAAGAAGATACGCTTGCGGTTATCAACCGAAAAATTGATGAGTTAATTATTGCTCAGCTTGGTACGGCGACAGGTGGAGTTGGTGGGGCAGGTCAGGTTGCGAGTGTGGCGATGTTTCAGCGGGGGCGCGTTAGATTGACTAATGAAAGTGTTCCTTGGGATGGATACATCTCGATGTTGTGTCAACCTAGTTTTTTGGCAGCATTAGAGCAGGATTCTAGCAGGGCTTTCGCAAGCGCTGACTTCGTTAAGCATCAGCCTTATGCGGGTGAAGATATGTCTTGGCGTGACATGCCGACGGTTTATAAATGGCGCAACGCTACAATTATTGAGCATCCAGGTCTTCCTGGCCAGGGGACAGACAGCGAGCAATCATATTTGTATCATAAAAGTTCCATGGGTCATGCGGCTAATGTTAGCGGGATGGAAAATGTTGTTGGATACGATGAAGAGCAAGGTTATACCTATGCTCGTTGCTCAATGATTATGGGGTCTAAGCTTTTGCAAGACGAAGGTGTTATTCCATTCACTCACGATACTTTAGCATAGGAGTTTGATATGGCTTATTTAATCACTAATCCCCCTACACTTTTGATTGATCGTGTTGGGGGTATTGCATCATCCTTGTGGGGTTACAACAGTCCTGATGCGATTGCCGACATTTTGGCGGCGGACTATGTTACTGATGCAGTTGACCTTGGTCTTCGTGTCGGTGATTTTGTGCAGGTTTATGACAGTGTATTAAACTTGTCTCACAGCATGCACATTAGCGCTCTTAGTGCTGGTGGCGCAGCTACCTTGGTTGCTTCGACGAACTAATAAGGTAAATGCTATAATTGAGGGGGCTTTTGCTATTTAGCTGAGCCTCTTTTTTTTAGGAGAATTTTTATGCTTCCATCGAATAGGATTAAAGTACAGGCATATTCAGACAATCAAAACCATGCTGTCAGAGTTGAGGTTGGCACTACGATTGAGGATGTATTAAAGCCGGAATTCTGGACTTACTGTGCCAAGAATTTTGTAGAAGGGGATGAGATAAAAATTATACCCGATGATTTTAGCTTTTATTTGAATGTTATCGTTACGACTGTTGGAAAAAATTATGCTCATGTGAAGGTTTTGCAGCGAGTCAATCTGGCGGAAGAGAAAGAAAGGACTTTCGACGGTCTTATTGTCAAGCTAAGAGGGCCGAAAAAGTGGTCAGTGTTGCGTAATGACCAAGTTTTAGCTGAGGGCATGAACAAGGTAGAGGCTGAGGCGTGGGCCGACGAGTATGAGGCTGCGTAATGGCCACGAAGCTGGGTGTTTACAATAACGCTCTTTTATATTGTGGCGAGGCAGCATTAGCAATTCTTGAGGAAGAGTCAGAGCCTAGACGATTGCTGGATACTGTTTGGGACAATCAGGGGGTTAATCGATGTCTTGAGGAGGGCGAGTGGAAGTTTGCTACTCGTGCAGCAAAGCTGGATTCAGACCCGACTCAAGAAACCGAGGATGGTTATCGGTATGTTTTTCAGATACCTTCTGATTTCGTGACATCGGTACAAATAAGCAATGATGAGTATCATAGGGTGCCTTTGCTGGATTTTGTCAATGAAAGCGGATATTTGTTCGCTGAAATTGATCCAATTTATTTAAGGTGGGTTAGTGATGGGTTAGAGCATGGTATGAATCTTTCTGTCTGGCCGCCTTCGTTTGCTGATTATGTTTCTGCGTATCTTGCGTCAAAAATTTGCAATAGGATAACGAGCGACAAAGACATTAGGCGTCAGGTTGTTGAGATACTCAGATCGTGCAAATACGATGCACTTAGCAGTAATGCCAAGTTAGATCCTACCAAGTTTCCTCCGCCGGGTAGTTGGAATGTCTCACGCGGATCGAGAAACAGTCAGAGCAGAAGTCTTAGAGGGATAATTGGTGGCACGTAACATCACCAACGAGTATATCCAGGCATTCAATCGTGGTCTGGTATCGCCTTTGATTTTAGGCCGTCTTGATATAGACAGAATAGCGGTCTCAGCCGAAGTAATGACTAACGTTGTGGCGAGGGAAGTTGGGTCAATGCAGCTTAGGCCTGGGACTCAGTATCTTGGGTCATCAAGGAACAATCTTCCTGCCAAATATATACCGTTTGTAAGGTCTCTTGTCAATAAGGCGTTGATAGAGGTTACTGATGAGTCTGTTAGGGTGTGGGTTGATGATAGCGTGGTGGTTAGACCTGCTGTAACAGCAAATATACTCAATGGAGATTTTAACAATGGTTTGACAGCTTGGTCTGTGGGTAACGAACCTGGAACGTTTACATTTGGGGTTGATAATGCTTTGCATCAAACTGGAGGGGGTGGGACATCATCTACTGTTAGTCGTCTAGTTTCAATTGGCGGACTTTCCGGTGTTGTTCATGCATTGAAGGTTGTTGTTTTGCAGGGGGAGGTTCAATTCAAAGTTGGGTCTACTGCTGGAGAGGGAGACTATATAGAGGCTATTTTAACCGAAGGCGATCATTCTCTGGCTTTTACTCCGGCGGTAAATTTTCATATCGAAATGTCAAATATGTCTCTGAGGACAACAATAGTTGATGAATGCACTATTGAGCCAGCAGGAGATATGGTTATCCCATCGCCTTGGAGGACAGTTGACCTTCGTAATATCAGGAGTGCGTCGTCGGGGTATCAGGGGTACAGGATAGAGCGCAGGGGTGACGAGTCGTGGTCTGTTGTCAAGTATCTGTCTGACAATGGGCCTATGAGGCTTCCTAATGTATCACCTACGACATTACAGGTGGCGGGGCTATTTGGTTCTAATCGGCCTATTTTTTCATCACAGCCATTATTTAGAGAGGGCCATGTAGGGGCAATATTCAGAATTACATCATCAGGGCAGAGAGTTACGGCTGTTATTAACTCAGATAATGAGTTCACAGACACTATTAGGGTGTCAGGTGTCGGCACAGGCAGAGCTTTCACCATAAATCGAACATTAAGTGTTTTTGTTGGAACATTGACACTACAATCTTCTATAGAGTCAGAATTTGGGCCATTTCAAGACACTGATACTCCGGGAATAAACTTGGGAGCCACAGGCTCCGGATCATTTAACGATGGCTTAGACAATCAAATTATTTGGTACAGGATAGGTTCTAAGGCAGGTGAATTCACGTCTGGCATTGCTTCGGTTAGGTTAGATTACAGTGTTGGTTTTATAGATGGATTTGTTAGGGTCACGGCGGTTGTTAGTGAGGTCGAGGCTAAGGT